GTACAGTAAGATTTACTGGTAATTTAGGTGGTCTAGTAGCTGGTCAAATTTATTTTGTTAAGGCAATTGCTAATGCAGCCGCATTCACTGTTTCATCAACATTAGGTGGTGCTGAGGTTGATTTGTCAAGTGCTACTGGTACTCCTGACGCTCAACAAGATGTAGTTGAACTAGTTGCAAACGCCACAGTTGCTTCAACTGGCGCCGCATTTGTATATGCAAATGACGAAGCAGGTTTCATTGTTCGTCAAAAAGGTAAGCAGAAGTATCTAGTAACAGGTGCTACTAGTGGTTTGACAGCACAGTGTTATATGGCTAACGTTGCTAACACTGCATTGACACCAAACACAATGCGTGTTCTAGCTACATATGCTAACAGTGCTACTCAAACAGTTCAGAGTCTTTCTGACCACACTGCTGAGTTGTTCACATCTACTTCAGGCCCAGTTGCTACAGGTAATATTGTACTTGCTAATGCTACACCAGCATATGTAACATTCAATACAGCCGCAGCCGCTAACGCTGATGCAGGTCAGCCTTACGCATTGGTACAAATCGCTAGCGCATAATGTCTAGAACTATTAACATGCCAGCACAGACTACTAAAACTGATATCGCTGTACTTCAAGTTCAAGTTAAAAACATTGAACAAGATGTCAGCGAGATCAAAAGTAGCCTGAAAGAGATGCACGAATGTCTTGACCGTAACGCAAATGAAACTAGAGATATGTTGAAAGAAATGCGTGATGAAGATACTAAGGCACATAAAGAACTAGGATCAAAAGTCTCTGCACTAGAAAAGTGGAGATGGATGATGATGGGTGCCGGCATAGTGATTGGATCACTTGGATTTGATACACTAGCAAAATTGCTAAAATAAAAAAAGAGACTTAGGTCTCTTTTTTTGTAAGTGAATTTAATTTTTCTTGTACAACATCAAAGTTTACAGTACTAAATAATCCCGGATGTAATGGCTTTGGATATTGATTTCCACCTACCCAGGCATATCCACAATGTTCTTCATTTAGTACTGGTGTAAATTCTTCTTGTACTTCACAAAAGAAAGTGTGATATGTAAATGTATGATTTACGAATTTTTGAATTGGTATTAATTTTGCTTTCTTAGGAAAGTAACCAATCTCTTCCTCACACTCTCTAGCAATGCCTTCAAGCAATGTTTCGTCTAATTCTATTTTGCCGCCTGGTATACCCCAATTACTTGGGTTCTTATTATCAGTTCTTAGTAAGTAAAGGTAGCGTTCAGTTTTTTTTGAATAAAAGAAAACGCCACCGGAAGTATTAGACATGATATATTATAGCATATGTTTTATTAAATTACAATGCTATAGTCGCCTTGCCCATACCATCCTTCCCAACTCTTCATCCATACTCCTTCTGTATATCTATATTGTACATTAGTGGATAGGTTGGTAACATATTGAATATCGGTAAGATTTGAGCTATTGAAAGATACTTCCCATTGCCCAGCAGAATACTCAATAATATCATTAGCATTAGCTACTAGATCGCCCCAAGCAGTAGTAGTATTGCCCGGGCTTCCGATATTCTCTACAATCAAATATCTACGACCATTAACAGGTCCTGGTAAACCAGCATTGGGGCCAGTGATTAATGGATTTATAACGCCGTCAACTGGATCTAATGTATTTTGTGGCAAGGTATCTGGGTCTATCGTGTATATCAATAGTCTATCATCAACTGGGTCTGGAACGATAGTACCTACAATCTCTGTATCCATATATGGATTTTGCAACCATATCTGACTGATACCCGGTCTTAGTGTACCGTATACGTTTAACAAACTACTCCAATACAAACTTGTATTAGGACTAGGTGGTAAATTTAAATCTTCGTTGTCAGGATAGAAATCTTCATTCGCTGGCAACAACTGTAATGTGTTGCCTAACAGTAGTAACTTGTATCCATAAGGTGTAATCTTTTGACGAGTACCTAATAGTAAATCATCATCTTGTATATCAGTAAGTGCAGTGCCCCTGAATATACTTGCAATAATCTTTTGTATGACTCCAAACTTTTTAAGTTTAGCAGATGTACTAATCCATATAGGCATATAGAACTTCCAGGTCAATACATCAATTGGATTACCTGTACCTTGAGGTATACTGCGACTACTGAATGTTATGCCATCTTGGTACACAACACTTAAACTAGTCCAGTCAATAAAGTTGTCAGTTGATTGTATTTCTAATGATGGATTAAACAGTGTTCCTAACTGTTCCATCAACTCTAATTTCTGATTATAGTTAGTAGTCCAAAAGTCTACAGTAACACGTAATGTATACGGTACAGGCATTAGTCTCTCAACAGTAAATGCTTGTCCTTGTGTCTGTTCATAGCTTTGGGTATCAGCGTTATATGCTCGTTGACGAACATTTATTCTATCAACAAACGTAGGGTCTTGTGTTCTTTTTTGATCGTACTCTAATCCACTTATATAAAAAGTAATAAGAGGTGCGCTTGGTAAATTACTTGCGGTGTTATCTGCTATGATAGTACTTGCTTGTCTACTACTATCACCGTACATAACAGGAACTCTAACTAGTATTGGATTACCGGCTGGGTCTTTACCTTTAGTAACTTGCCAATTACTAAAAATTTTTGCAAATTGAATTAAGAATCTGCGTATCTGATTGTCATAAAAAAATTGTGCCATGTGTTAAACTATAGGTGGTATTGAATCTGGTGCTATTGTCAATATTGATGACAATGGTTGCGCTTGTGTAGTCGTTGTACCATCTGTTAGTACAGTAACGTTACTGTTATTTATGAAGCTAGAAGTCTGTGATAAATCTCCTGCAGTGAACCCAGTTTGTGTTCTTACATTCTCACTAATTCTCACCCATAGTTGTCCATCCCAGCGATACAGGATGTTAGGTAAATAATCAATGCGCAAGAAGTAATCACCTACTTGAGGGTTCTGCGGGAATACGATACCTGCCCCAGTCGGTAATCCGTTAGGTGCAGTTCCGTCACCGTCTAGATAACCCATAGTGTAGCCGAATGTTCTTGGCGTGCTACGTGCAATATATTGGAATGCAGGATCACAATCTGCTCTAAAGTCCATTTGTTGACTTACAGTACCAGTAAAGCCCGGTAACTCAGGGTTTTGGTCAGCAGTAGCATATGTATTATCAGCAGTACCATAGGGCCCTGTTATAGCACCCAATGAATTGACTACTAGAACTCTGTCCCCTTCAACTGGACCTGAACCTGTGCCTATCTTCTCAGGCGCTAACTGCATTGTCTCTAAGTTAATTTGCTGAAACGATTTTAATTGTGTGATATCTGTATCAGCAGTCATATCCCAAATACTCATTGCAACTTCTTTACTGATTCTAATAGCTGGACTAGGATTTTTATATTTAGGATTACGCATCATCACAACTGTACCTACTGCCGGAGTAGGTGCCCCACTAGCATTTGTGTTGATGTTAATAGGAGGTGCAGGCTGATTATATTTACCTGACAACTCAGTGTTAGTTTCGAACGTTCCATATGTAGGTACCACATATAAATTAGAACGATCATAACCTGCTTTAGGTACAAGACGACTTGCTTCATCCAAGATTGCATTATTAACTTGAATATTTTTATTATATGTAGCCATTATGTCTTTGAGATTCTGATTAGGATCTAATTCCCAATAAGTTTCATTAGGTGGTGCGATTCCTGCGGGCACTTCAATTATACTAGTGTAATTTTTATCACCATATGAAATAACATATCCGGGTGGATATGTTTTATCTTTATCCCATAATCCAAGATAATTATCTTGATTAATAGGTTCTTGTAATATCTGACTAAATTCTTGACTATCAACTAATGGTTCGCATTTAATGCGCCATAAATGAGGATACCAAGTTTGACTAAAACCTTCACTCGCATAATTAGAATCAGTAACTTGATAGAATCGTTTTAGTGCAACCGGAATAGTATCTCTTAATGGATTGTAATCAACTAAATGGGGCAATTCTAATACATCACCTACCATTAGTTTACGACCCATGATATCAATCATATCATTGTAATGAACAACAATGAAAATAATATCATTATTTAAAAACAATCCAAACTGAGATAAGTCAAAATCTAAGTTCTGTACATTATAATG